TCAAGCGGTGTTTATACTAATATGACCACAGCAGTGTTTGATTACAAAGTGGGCAAGATTCAGATTACCTTTGCCCCGGCAGACGGCACGTCTGGATTTACTGAAATTGAAGTTACGACGGCGAGGAAATAGTTATGAGCAACACTAAAATTTTTGGAGCTAATCACGGTATTGCTACCTCTAACGTTATTCCAGACAACAACAGCACGGCGCTCGACATCGAATCGGCTGACCCAAACGCCGAAGACTATATTACGATTGACACGACCGAGGGCAGCGAATCGATGAAGTTTGGCGTTGGTGCCTCTTCTGACATGATGCGCCTATATTCGAACGGTACGATTGATACCTCTCAAACCGATGGGTACGGAATCAGGGCAAAGACTACCGCTAGTGCGACAGAGCCTGTCTTTATTCCAAGCAAGAACGACCCCGACACCGGCATCGGGCGGGCAGCAGCCGACCAGCTTTCACTGATTGCCGGTGGTCAAGAAGGCATCAGAGTTACAGAGTCGGGTGATGCGATTACTGCGGTCAATGTAAATGGTAGCACGACTATCCAGACCGGTGCATCTGGGACGTCGGTGGACATTGTTGAAGTTAAGGCTTCCGGCGGTGATACCGTTGCTAAAATTAACACGACAAACACGAACGGTGGAGAGATTGTTCTTTACAGGGGCGGAAGCCCTGCCATTGAATTTGACGTAAACGGTGGGACGTATTTCAATAACCCCGGCCTAGGCGTTGATTTTCGAGTTGAGACTGACAACAAAGAAAACGCTTTCTTGATTGACGGCTCTGAGGATTCAGTATCAGTTGGCGGCGGTGGTTGTGGTGCAGCCCTGACAAGCGGCACTGTCTCAGCAGGCTCCCCTGGTTCACCATCTACAACGCTGAACGGTAGCGGTACAGTTTTTCATGATGACTTTCATGTTGGAGCTGCAATCAAGGTTGGCTCGGTAGTCACAACAGTTACGGCCATTTCAAACGCAACTACATTAACACTTCAGGATGCAATTGACACATCCACAACCGGCACAACTTGCACCCGTGACGGCGGCGAACTCTTTGCAGTCAAAACTGGAGACAGCAAAAGCTTGTTTAGCGTAAGAGCAACCGGCGCTATCCAGGCTGGGAGCGCTGCGGAAGATAGCAACGCAGACAATAACCTCGCAATTGGTGACAGCGATGCCTTAGACAACATCACTCAGCATAGCGGAGGGGAGCGAAACTATATTTTTGGGCATGCGTCTACTAGCTACAGCATCTCAACGGGGCAGCGGAACTGTTTCATGGGGTATGCAGCCGGTCAAGACGTTAATTCTGGGTTCGATAACGTCCTGCTAGGGGCCTACGCCGGAAGCGACGGGACCAGCATGCAAGGCTCTACGCATGTAGGATACTCGGCAGGGGCCGCCGCAACTGGCAACGATACGGTTTTCATCGGAAGAGAAGCCGGGATGGATAGCACGGGGAGCTACAACACAAGTGTTGGAAGCTTTTCTCTGGCGTCAGAGGGTACAGCAACAAGCTCGTCCTATATCACAGCGCTGGGCTATAAGACGCTCACAGAAAACCCAGGAAACTATAACACAGCAATTGGGGCTCATTCGCTTCAGAATGTTAATGCAACCGGAACACATAACACGGCGATTGGTTATAGCACAGCGAACTCTGCTACCACAAACACTGATATGGTGCTCCTTGGTTCTAGTGCTCAACCGTCTGCAAACAGTAGCGTCACTAATGAGATTGTAATTGGCAAAAGCGCGGCGGGGCAGGGCTCTAACACCATTATGCTGGGGAACAGCAGCATAACAGGGCTTCACTGCTATGATACAAGCATCAGCAGCCCTTCTGATTCTAGGATTAAAGATAACGTTCAAGATTCAGGTTTAGGTCTGGATTTTATCAACGCTCTTCGTCCTGTTAAGTACCAGAAAAAACACCCATCTGAATTCCCTGAAGAAATCAGAGAAGCACGTTGGGCAGACCAAGAGGTCGTTCGGACTAGGACCAGCATTGACCCTGATACTGGCGAGGAAGGGATTGAAGAATATACCGAAACAACCCCAGCAGAAACCAAGCCAGACGATTGGCAGCCCCGTACTGAATACGGTTTAATCGCTCAGGAAGTTAAGGCTACGATGGAAGCCCACGGGGGCGCGGACTGGCAAGGGCATACCGTCTTACCTTCTGGAATGGAGGCGTTAAAATACGGCAGCTTGGTAACTGTTTTGGTCAAAGCCGTCCAAGAGCTAACCGCCCGCATTGAGCAGCTTGAGCTAGAGGGTGGTGATTGACGTGGAGGGGGGCATGGTAGAAGCGGGGGCGATGTTTGCCACGTTAATGGCCCTCATCAAAGTGATAGAAAAACTCGTCGATAAGAAGATGGGCAACGGTCACAAACCCGTTCAAGTTGATTTGCATCAAACTGAGATTGCGAATCAGATGGGCCAGATGACGGAGTGCTTGGCCGCAACTGGTCAAACTCTTGAACGCATCAATGATAAGATTGATGACGTTCATACAAAAGTGACCAAGGTTGAAACTTTGTCGGACAATATGAATAGAGTCACAACCGAAACAGGAGCGAACGTTTTCAAATTACTTGAAGACGTGAGGCTCAAAGAAGCTGAGGAAAGAGGTCGGGCTCAGGCCATGGCTGTAAATAGGGGGGAACAATGATTAAGGGTGTTACCAAGGGTGTTAAGTCTACAGAGTTTTGGGTGTCTCTTGTTGGGATGCTTGGCGGGATTGTGTGTACTCTATTTGCAGAAGCGCAATGGGCGCAAGTAGCCGGTGCTATCTTGTCCGCTGTCTGCGGCAAATCATATGCTGATTCTCGCAAAACTGTAAAAGCTGCACTTGCTCTTGGCGCTGCTAAGGTTGACGCTGCTCGTATTGCAGGGGAGGCAACTGAAGCAGTGGGAAAGCCCAAGGAGTAGTTGATGCTGTGGCGGGAGGCTTGGCGCAAGCGGAGAGTCTTCCGGAGGATGCGGTTGACTTACTACTCGGTGCTGTTGTTGACAATGCTGGCCCCAGGGGCGTCGCTAATCTTGATGTGCGCCTTGGCAAAGACATTGTCGCATTCGCAAGTGGGGAATTCGCAAACAAACAAGACTGGCAGGCGATGGCCGGTCTAAAAATGAGGTGGTGATATGCCTGCAAAAAAAGACCC